TATTCGGTATAATACCAGCGTGAGCGTTAAGCATAGAGTGGTAGAGGACGGCATAGCCCATAACATTGTTAACATCGCAAATTTACAGCGCAACCTATATTTGAAACTACAAACTGAAGTTACACTGTAATGGCTACCGACAAAAACATAGAGGGAATGAGCGAAGTAATTAACGCGCTGGAGGCTATTGGTGTAGACATTAAAAGCCCCAAGTTGCAGAAGTTGCTGCGCAAAAGTGCAGAGCCAATTATAGCAACGGCTAAAAGTTTAGTACCAGTTAACACTGGCGACTTGCGCGACTCTATTGGTTTTATTACTAGCAAAGACAGCACGAACTTAGACAAGACTTTAATAGGCTTGCGTAAAGAATACTATAACAATTACCTTGGCGTCATGTTTGAATATGGCACAGCGCCCCGCATTCAGTCTAACGGACGCTATACGGGAAGCCTAGCGCCTCGCCCATTTATGCGACCAGCCCTAGACAGAAACGCGTCTAATGTAACAGACGAAGTAATTAAAGGCGTAGACGGAATGCTGCGCGACTTAGCAAAGAAAAATAACTTAATATATAAATAACCATGGCAACTACTGGATTAGTAAACGGCACGCTTATTAGCATCTATAAAGATGTAGCAGGCACATTAACTAAAATCGCAAACGCGACATCTCACAGCATCGACATTTCAAAAGACATGATTGATGTTACTAACAAAGACAGCGCAGGCGCAAAAGAATTTATTGCGGGCGAGTACGGCTACACTTTAAATGTAGAGGGAATTTTTGAAGAGGACGCAAGCGTAAGCACGCAGGGCCAATCTTTTAAAGACCTTTTGACAGACTTGTTAGCTGGTACTTCTGTAACTGTTGTAATGACTACTAACAGCACTGGCGACCAAAAGTTAACTGGCGCTGCCTTCTTTAGCAGCTTGTCTTTAAGCGCTCCTAACAATGACAAAGCGACTTTTACTGGAACCTTGCAAGGTACTGGCGCTTTGACTATTGGAACTGTAACGCCTTAATACTTTTACATTATATTTGTGCCATGAGCACAGAAATTAAAATCGGGGGTGCTAGTCACCCCCTTTTGTTTAACATGAATAGCCTTAAGAATGTAATGCAGTTGGCTGGCATGGAAAACTTTGCAGACTTAAACATGCAAAAGGATTTAGCCAAGTCTATGGACTTTGCACTAGCTTGCGCATTTTACGGCATTGTTGAAGGCTACGAAGCCAAGGGCGAAAAAACACCGTTTAAAACAGTTGACAAATTAGGCGCAGCTATTCGGAAGTTTTCCGAGTTAGCCCCTGCACTTGACGCGTTTACTGCTGCGGTTACTGACTTCTTTTCTAGCGACGAGCCAGAGGGAAAGTAACAGCCAAGGGCGACAGCGCCCCGCTTACTTGGCGCAAAATTGAGCGCATCAGTTATGGAGAACTTGGGCTAAGTGAGGCCGAGTTTTGGAAATGCACGCCCCACTTTTGGCGGTTAAAACTTGAGGGCATGCGGTCCGCGCAGACTCAAGAGTATAGGAACCAGTGGGAACTTATGCGCTGGGCGGTTGCTACTTCTATGGCACCGCACCTGAAAAAACCAATAGAGCCTAAACGCTTGTTAACTTTTCCATGGGAGGAGCGCGACTATATTAGTATAGAGGAGGCAGTTAAGTTATATTCGCATGTCTTTGACAAGTTAACCCCAGACGCCAAAGCATGAGCGCCCCTATAAAAATAGCCTATAACATTCTTAGCAACTACGCGGGGCTTACTGCTCTTGTTAGTACACGCTTAAACCCCTTGCGCATTCCGCAAGAGTCTGCTTTTCCTGCAATAAGTTACAACCTTGTTAGCATAATTACCAGCCCCACGAATACTAGCCACAGCCGTACAGACTTTGCACGGGTGCAGGTTAATTCTTTTGGCACTACATTCGCAAGCGCTACGGCGGTCGCTGAGCAAGTAAGGGCAGCGTTTGAGGCTGCTACATTGCCAGCAACTTTTAACGGCGTTAAATGTCAAACAATAGAACTAGACAGCGAGGTACAGTTAACCGACGATGAAGCGGGCTTTGCTGGAGTTTACCAAGTTTCTCAGGACTTTATAATTAATTATACTAGGTAATGGCAAGGTCGTTAAACATTGTTATAGGTGCAGACATAGAGAAGCTGCGCAAAGGTTTGCAGGACGCTGTTAGCGCCATCCAAGCAAGCGGCTCTAAAATGAGTGCAGAGACCGCAAAGGCTGCAACCGAAATAGAAAAGAAGTTAAAAGACATAAGCACCAAAAACCCTACGGCTGGAACTGTTAGACAGTTAACCAATTTGGCCATGCAGGCAAGGGCCTTGGGGCCAGAGTTTGCCCAAACTGCTAACGACATTATAAGGGCAGCGGGTAAAATGAAAGACAGCATAAGCGACGCCCGCGCTGAGGTTTCATACTTTGCAAGTGACACGCGTAGAATTGACGCCGTGCTTGGTGGAGTGCAGGCAGTTGCTGGCGCCTTTGGTGCAGTAGAAGGGGCACTAGCTTTAACTGGCGTAGAGAGCGAGGACCTACAAAAAACCATGGTTAAACTCCAAGGGGCAATAGCATTAGTAAATGGAGTGCAGGCTATACAAGCAGTTTTGTTAGACGAGAACGCTACAAAAACGGGCGTGCTTGCATTAGCCAATAGAGTATACACTAGCGTAACTGCTGGGGCCACTGGCGCTACATTAGCCTTTAGAACTGCTTTAATGAGTATAGGCATTGGCGTATTAATTGCAGGAATTGGGGCGCTTGTTGCAAACTTTGACAAACTTAAGGACGCTATTTTCCCTGCTGACAAAGCGCTAAAAGACTTAAATAATACCATAGACAAAAGCATAGCCAAGCAGCAAAACGAAGTTAAAATACTAGAAGCCAAGGGCGACAAGTTAGGGGCATTCGCTAAGAATGAGCAAATTTTAAACGAGACCCTTAAAAAAGCCCGTGCTAACTTTGGCAAAAACAATAAAGAGAATTGGGGCAAAATAGTTGACGACACAAAAACAGCGTTAACCGTTTTAAAAATTGAGCGCGAAAATTATATAACCGAGGAGAATACAAAGCAGCAAGAGCATGCCGCTGAGGTTCTTAAAAAACAAGGCGAGGAATACGAAAAGCGCAAAGCCAAGTTAAAAAAGTTTAACGACGAGCAAGCCAAAATAACAAAAGAAGGTAGGGAGAGAGCGCTAAGTTATTTGGACCTAGACCGCGCAGGAATTGCTAGGGCTATACCAAAGGCAAAGCCTCAGCCAATTAGCGGGCCTATTCAGTCTACTAGTAAAGCAATGAGCGAAGAAACTAGACTGCAAAGGCGTGAACAATTAAAGCAGGAAATTAACCAAATAGAATATGAGGAACGCATGGTTAAGTCTATGGAGGGCGTTAACGCGGCTTTTAATAACTTAAGCGTGCAAGGTTTGGAAAGTTTTGGCCAAGCACTTGGCGACATTCTTAGCGGGCAAATAAATAGTTTTGACGACTTTGGCAAAGCCTTGCTAGGTTCTGTTGCTCAGTTTATGCGGGCCTTTGGTTCTGCACTTATTGCAACCGCTACCGCCTCTAAGGCGTTTAAGGAGTTGCTTATTAAAGACCCAGTGCTAGCAGCTGCTGCGGGTGTTGCATTGGTTGCAGGTTCTGCGGTCATTAGCGGGATGCTTAAGAAAGGGCCACAGCCTACGGCATTCGCTGAGGGTGGAATTGTTAGCGGTCCTACATTGGGCTTAGTTGGTGAATACCCTAACGCTAGGAATAACCCAGAGGTTATAGCACCTTTAGACAAACTTAAGGGCATGCTAAAAACTGGCGACAATAGCAGCGGATTTGTGGCAAGCACTACCATAGCAGGCCGAGACTTGGCAATAGTATTAGAGCGTTATAATAAAGACAGCAAACGGGGTTAATGGCACGCAAGTATTATGGCTCGTTTTTGAGCATCGAAAATATAGAGTATAGAGTAGAACTCTGGGACGGGGCTACTGGCTCAAGTGCTAACAACTTTGCAAGCCGCTACGCTACCAGAGTAACAGCAGCAGGAGGCTACCAAGAGGGCGCCAGTTGCTTACTTGAAAAGTTACTAGAACTAGAGGACGCCACAGAATTAACCCTAGCAGGCGACGGCTTTACTATTGAGCGCCAAGGTCAGGGTAATACTTATTACGAAAACTTTTGTAGGCCTAGTAGAATTTCGACTAACTGGGTAATGCCTAGCGACACGGTGCGAAATGCTTTTATAGCTATTGCCAACAGTCAAGAGAACCGCTACGCTATTGTCGTTTATAGAGCAGACGCGCTTTACTATGTGGGCCGAGTGGTTGCAGACCAAGCCGACTACTTACGCGAAAGCATTAACGGGGCGCCAGTGTTTGACTTGGTGGCTGTTGACTCCTTAAACTTGTTAGAGGGTTTCTTTGTAAGCCCTGACTGGTTTACTGACTCATTGGCCACGGGCTTAGACATAGTGCGTAAGTCTTTGGAACTCTGTGGGCTAGACGACTACTGGACCGCCTTGGGTGAGAATACCTATATACGCGACGGCGTTACAATGTATGACACCGCGCAGGCAAGTTACAAAGGACTGGCTAACACTAAATTTAATCTGCTTAGTTTTTACAATAGCTTTGACCCTTTCGCGGATGTTCAATTTATTGACACTACCGACCCCTTCGAGGCTGGCACAAATATAGACTTGCTAACTTGCAAGCAGGCCATAGAGCAAGTGCTAAGCATTTACGGCAGTCGCATTACATTAGAAAGCGGGGCGTTTTGGATTTTACCAGACGACGCCTATAACGCTACTAACTTAACTACTAGAATTTACAACGCTGCGGGTACCTACCAAAGCAACGGCAGCACAGCCCACGCTGTTAGCCTTGCTGCTAATGTAAGGCCACAGTGGGAAGCCAAGCCGACACTAACATACCAGCCACCAGTTAGGGCCGTGGATGTTATAGAGGAGAGACAAAACGCTATATTTGTTTTAAGGACCGAGCCAGACAATAACAGTATAGAGTTGTCAATAGTTGACAAGACACTACAAGGCAGCAAGCCTACACGGGTCCGCATGCTGTGCAAATGGTTTGACGACTCTTTTGTAGCATTAAGCGCAAGCAGTGCCAAGCGTTACCAGCGTTACTTATTCTATTACCGCATTTATGTTAAAAACTCTGGCGGCACTACTTCACAATACAGCCCAATTACAAACGCATATAATACAGTAGCTACCCCCGTTTGGCAGACGCAAGAGTTAACAGTTACTAACGCGCGTAATAGTTGGAATACTCATGTAATGGACTTCGTAATGCCTGAAGTTCCTGCTGGCTATACGCGTTTATTTGTTGACTATTACATAGAGGCTGAGCAAGGTTTCTTTGTAGCGCCTAACAACTGGGCCGCCAACACTACTAACCAGATTAACTTCTGGGGTACTATTACAGCAGCGCAGCCTTATGGCTCTATTGAAAATCCCGACTTTGCCCACACGACCAAGCAGACTGTAAGCGTAACGGGTGCCAGTGGCAACAGCCAACTTATAGAACTTGAGCCCGCTTACTATGACGACGAGGGGCCGTTTGGGTTCGGCTCTATTTTCTCTTAACTTTGACTCTACAAAATGGCTATTTAACGGAGGCACATTTTACCCACGCTCGGAAAGTTGGCAGGGCGAATGGCTAGGGCTTGCACCTGACTACACGCTAGCAACTGGCGGCGGGAGCGAAGAGTATAACCCTAGGACTGGAGAGCGGACCATACGCGAGCGACTAAATTACCATGAGTTTGTAATTACAAAACTTAACCTAGAAACTAGCGCTATACCAGACAGACTAGTAGAGCATTTAGTTAACTACTCGGACGGGGCTAACGCTTCTGTGGTTTATACAGCAGGCACCCACACAATTACTAACGGCTACGAGTTAATTATTTGTAATAGCACGGACGGCAATGTAACTATTAACTTACCGAATGCCACCGAGAGCAAGGGCAAAAAATACTATTTTAAAAAGACAGCGACTTCACATGTAGTAACTATTGACGGCGGCGCTTACAATATAGACGGGGCAACGGCTACAACTATTAACCAACTTTACGGCAGCAAGACAATTATAAGCGACGGGGCGCAGTGGTATATTATTGCAGAGGTTTAATTTGTTAACGACTTGCGTTTAATGTGTTTGTAAATTGCAGGCACTATGGCACAAGCAAGCGCAGACATTATAGCAGGCTCGCAGGGGTTTAAATACCACGCGGCTGCAACCGTTACCAGTGTAAGTTACGACGCGGTAGTCCCAACTGAGGACACCGTTTTTACTTCCTTTACAGTTACTCAAGAGAATGGCACCGCCACCAATGTGCTGAGCGCACGCGGAATGTCGGGAGTTACTTTTCAGCAGGGGGCATACTTACCAGCAGGCAAGGGTAATAAAATTACTGGCTTTGTAATTAGCAGCGGCTCTGTAATCGGTTATTAAAAAATGCTAGTAACTCAAAACCTCGGAATTGGCACGCGAGGTGCAGCTTATAAAGGTCAGGGCTGGGCTCTGGTTAAGTTGTATAAAGCGCGTGTAACTGCAGACGGTGGCTATTACGAAGGCATCGGCTGCTTACTTCGAAAACTTAACAACTTATAAAAAATGAGCGATTTATTAAATCAGGCTAGTTTGGTAATGGTGCCCTCTGGCTATAAAGAGGACACGGTCTATAGTGTTGTTCCTAGCGACGGCAGCGGGGACTTAAGTTTCACCCGTGCATCAAACGGCACACGAATAAATAGTGCGGGATTGGTTGAGGTATGTCCGTGGAATTTAAATACAAATAGTGAAGATTTTGCAACGGGTTGGTCAGGTGCAAATAGAGCATTAACAGCAGACGCAACAACCGCACCCAATGGAACAAGCACTGCGGATAAATTAGAATTTCCGACATCAACGGGAAGCGCACAATATGTTTTGGGGCAAATTGTAAATGTCGAAGTCGGAGTGCCGTACACTTTTAGTT